CAACCGAAAAGAGTGCGTTTTTCGAGGACAGTAACCACGTCCCAAGTGGACTGCGACACGGAAATGTCCCTCATGCGGTACTTGGGGCGCGGCATGATGCTACACCCCGAACCGAAGCGTGAGGCGACCCGGCAGACGTGCTCGAATGTTCTTGACACGCTGATAGTCCACCCACGCCGCACAGTGATGGCAGTGGTCGTTGTTGAAGTAAGCACGTTCAGAATACGGCATGACTTCTGTTCCTTAAATCTGTATTTCTCACAAGGGCGGGTGCTAGGCGACACCTTTACGACATAGGAGACTGTTCCGTGGTCCGACTTACCGTCTACCGGTTCACCGTGTCAGGGCTACTGAGATTCCGTCCTTACGCACAAGCTGGTCACTCCGTCGCAGTTTTATAGTCCTTGTTAAACTACACCCTTGTGAAAACTGGTTGCACCCTTACAGGGCGATCTGGATCGACGGCCGGAGATTGGTCATGTCGTTGCGATTGCGGAGCAGGCCGACGGCGGGCTGTTCATCGACCATGTGGGTGCCCGGAATGACACCGGCAGCGGCCATGGCGACGGACATCGCGGTGGGACGGAAGAGGGTCTTCTTGCCGAGGAACTTGGCACCGGCGACGCTCAGGGGACGAGTTGCGGACATACTTAATTCCTTTCACACATGGTCAACCACACTGGTTGCTAGAGCCGTCTAACAATTAAGCTAAACGGCTCAGGTAACGAGTGCGTTACTTCATTCTGTCCTCCGAATTTGGCGGAAAGAGCAACGAAAAGACCACACAGGCGATGACCAGTGCGGCTAGGGCGAGTGTGAACAGCTCACTGGCGACGTCGTGGTGCCCCTTCAAAGAAGCACCTGAACAATCTCCACGCTTTCCACACAGAACGAGATGGACAGGTCACAGAGGCGAGCGTCAAGCGAGACGTTCACCTCCGTTACAGACCCGTCGTGATGATTCAGTTGGACGACGAACATAGGTCAGGATTGGCCTTTCGCAAGCGTTGCAGAAATTCCAGACGTTCCACAGGGGTCAGCCCGAACCAAATGGCTAGGGTGTGATCGTGCTCACACTTCTGGCGCAAGACACGCTGTTGGGCGGCGCGACGTGAAGCCGTCAGGCGACGTTCACACATAGTTGATTGACCTTAGCTTGACTTGTGGAAAGTGGTGGTTAAGCGACCGCCCGCAGACCCAGCTCGGGACCGTCGACCACCTGATCGTCAGCCGGTTGCACGTCAGCGACACGCACCAGCTTGAGGCCACCCAGAGCGATCGAGGCAGCACGGGCCGACGCAACGTCTTCCGGCTTGACCTTGCCTTCTTCGACCTGCTTGTCGATGCGCTTGGACAGACCCTTCACCATGTTGAGGATGGCGTCGAAGTCGAGCACCTTGCCTTCGGGGTTCTGTTCGGCGAGCGTGAAGAAGGGCGTTTCCCGCGCCGATTCGATGTTGAAGTCGGAGAAACCCTTGGCGTTGGGCTTGAGCATGCCGACCTTCACCGCCAGACCGTCCTTCATCTGGAAACGAACCGGGGAATAAGTCTCGAACCAGAGTTGCAGCATGGTCCGGCGCATGGACGCAGGCATGGCGTTGAGAAGGTCCTTGGCCGTCGAGCAGTCACCGTGTTCCTTGGCGTGTTCCAGCACCAACACACCCGTGTCATGGATCAAATTATTGAGCTTCGTGGCGGTCGTGGTGATCGACTTGATGTTCTTTTTGATGGCTGCGAGGGTCATGTTACTGTTTCCTTATTGACAAACGTTCTCATTCATGGTATAATATGCGTAATAGGGAGAACGTACACACTATGACACGCATACTTACTGACGAACAGAAAGAGCGCAAGAGGCTTTACAACATTGAATATCGTAAGGCCAATCGCGAGAAATACCGTGACTATAACAAGGCGTGGGTCAAGAGGTCCGGTCACAAGTCTACTGAACAGACTCGCAATCGTCGCGCTTCACTCACTAAGGCTCAACAGATGTTTGAAAGGTCGCGTGACCGTGCAAAGCATCAAGACATTGCCTTTGATATTACCCCAGAGGACATTGTGATACCTGAATTTTGTCCGTATCTTGGAATACCCATCGTTACTGGCGTTGGTAAGATGACTGACAACTCACCTTCACTTGACAGGATCGACTCGGCTAAGGGTTATATCAAAGGGAACGTCGAAGTTATTTCGTTTAGAGCTAACACCATTAAGAACTGTGGAACACCTCAAGAACACATGATGATTGGTATTCGACAGTTGAAACTGCTTAATCAGCAAACCCCACCACAGTCGCATTGAGTTGCGTAAACGTCTTAGCGGTGGGGGTTAACGAGGGATTTAATCTTAGGCTAACTCTCTTAGGTTAGCTCCCTCAATTTGTCATGCCCTAGGCTGCAACAGTCTAGCACGACTCAGACACCGTTGGATGTTAGCTAGGTCCAAAGCCTTCCCTACAGGGACGCCCCGACTCGTTAATTCGAGTCAGTCACGGACACACTAAGTTTAAAGTACGGAGTTCGCACCCGCCTTAGTGCCTAACAACTAGAGGGACTTACTTTGGGAAGGAACGCACCCGAAAGTGCTCATTCGCCCGTTTCATGGCCTCTAATCGGTTGACTACGTTGCTTTCACCTCTAGCACACAAGCGGCTAACCCTGTGTCGTCGAGCACCCACTAGCCATGACACCTGTTACAGCGACACCGTGGACCCATTTAGAGGCAATGCTGAAAGCACCGCTGATGTAGATAACTCTAGTCGAAACCAACGGTTCCTGTCAATCCCCTATTTTAGCGTCGGAGCCTAGAGAGGGACCACAAAGGGTGTCTAAGGCAATTCGGCTGCAAAACCCTCGTTTGCGAGAGCTTGTTGGGGAGTTGGCTAGAAGCCCGGTCCGTCTCGATGTCCAATAGGTAGGCCGGGTTGATTTGGAATGCAACTGTTATTTTCGGTCGTTGTTTGGATAGTTATTGTTTGTTTGTTGCGTGGCAGAAGTGCGGGTTGTAACAATGTTGCAGAAGGGGTGGAATGTTGCGTGCTGTTGTTCGTTTGTGTCGTCCGAAGCGTGGTCATGCGTAACAATCTTGCGTGAACTCCGTGTTCTTTGTTAGATGATTACCCTACGTGCGTATATGCGTGCGTGTGTTCCTTGTGATCCTACGTGTGAGGTGTGTTGTATTGGTAAGACAGCAGATGGTGTGTGTGTGTTGTGCTATTGCTACTCATTTGCATTGTCTCTTTGCCAGTGGGGGCGAGGCTGCTGTTGCGAGAGGTCACTCGTGATACTCGTTCTCATTAGCAGGAGGGGGACAGGGGGGGGGTCCTTCCGGCCGGGGGTGCTAATGCGAATCACTTGCAAGAAGACCCCTATGGGTGGGGGGGGGCATGGATTGGTGTGTCTCTACCGGGCTTCATCAGGTGACCTCAGTCGTTACAGAAAAAAATTGAAGTTTTTACTACCTCAATTTTAAGCCGTTTTAAAGGCCTTTGACTACCGGCCGCTACCCATGTACCAGACGACCCCGTATTGGCGCTGTACGGTGCCTTTCCGGAGGATTTAGGGGTAAGTAATTGACAGAGTAAAGGGCTCCTTACCAGTCGCCCCAGTCCTGGCCCGGAAACCAGCGTGAGGACTACCTGAAAAATAAAATCTTGATTAGAGTATTACTAAGAGATAATTCTTTTAATAAGTTTCTTTATATATACCTCTTACTAAGAGTAATAGATAGGGTATCATACAATTCCATTTTTGTCAATATAAATCTTTTTGTCATTCGTTAAAGAAAGTGCTTGACAAATGGAGTGTTTTGGAGTATAATAGAAGGACAGAGCACAGGGAGGTTTAAAATTTGTGACTGACACAGAAGAAGGGCTTCCGCTCCACACCAACAAAGCTTTAGCCATGCAGAAGGCGAAGCGTAAAAAGATTTCAGACAAGTCACAACAGGCCATTGACGACGGTGACATTCAGGCAGTGATCGACTCTTTGTCGGGCAAACAGGTCGCTTTCTGTGAGGAGTACCTCAGGGACCTGAACGCAACTCAAGCCGTCCTGAGGGCTGGTTACAACACCCGCTTCCCCAATCGAATCGCCTTCCAGTTAATGGAAAATCCAGCGATTAGGATTGCGATCGACGCCCTTCGAGCTGAACGAAATAAGAACAGCGACGTAACAAAAGACTTCGTCCTAAAGGGCATTCAAAAGGCCATTCGACTAGCGGAAGAATCGGGCAATCTCAACGCCCTGCTTCGTGGTCATGAATTGCTTGCTCGTCACCTTGGCATGTTTGTCGAGCGGACTGAAATCAGTGGGCCGGACGGCGAAGCAATCAAGATGGAACAAAAAGTAAAAGAAGATGTCGCAGATTTCACCAGCAAGCTTTCTCGCCTCGCTTCCGTCGGAACAACGGGCACAACTTCTAAGTGAACTAAGCGACAAAGAAAAGGCCCTTCTGGCAACGGACTGGAAATTCTGGGCACGACCCGACCAGCTTCCGCCAGAAGGTGACTGGTTTGTTTGGATGATCCTTGCAGGCCGAGGTTGGGGTAAGACCCGAACTGGTGCCGAGTGGATTCGCAAGCAGGCCCACGACTTTCCGGGTTGCAGAATTGCCCTCATCGGTGAAACTGCCGCCGACTGTCGAGACGTTATGATTAAGGGGGACTCGGGCCTGATCGCCTGTGACCCCACTTTGTCTGAAGAATGCTGGTCTCCTACCAATAGGTGCCTTACTTGGCCCAACGGTTCTAAGGCTTGGACCTACAACGCTACTGAACCAGACCAGCTTCGTGGTCCTCAGCATCACTTTGCTTGGGTCGACGAGTTGGCTAAGTACCGTTACATTCAGGAAGTTTGGGACCAGCTTCTGTTTGGTCTTCGTTTGGGCCTTGAGCCTAAGGTGCTTGTCACCACTACCCCCCAGCCTAAGGCTCTTGTTAAAAAGCTTTACAACGACCCGACCACCCACGTAACCAAAGGGTCGACAATGGACAACGTGGCCAATCTGGCTGCGTCCGCTGTTCAGCAGATGTACGACCGGTACGCCAACACGCGCCTCGGACGACAGGAACTTGAGGGTGAAATCCTCGGAGACATTCCCGGAGCGCTTTGGTCTCATGCAGCAATCGACGAATCAAGAATCACTGACGCGCCTGAAGACCTCGAACGAGTCATCGTTGCCGTTGATCCTGCCGCGTCCTCTAATGAAGGATCAGACGAAACTGGTATCTGTGTTGTCGGTTTGGCTAGAGACGCTGACGGATACGCCCGAGGGTACGTCCTAGAAGACGCTTCTCTACGTGGTTCTCCTCAGGACTGGGCCAAGTCGGCAGTGCGAATGTATCGAAAGTGGTCAGCCGACAAGATCGTAGCGGAAAAGAATCAGGGCGGGGAAATGGTTGAAACCGTTCTTCGCACCATCGACCGCAACGTTCCGATCAAGCTGGTTCACGCAAGTCGAGGCAAGGTCATTCGAGCAGAGCCTATTTCCGCTCTTTACGAGCAGGGTCGGGTTCATCACGTTGGCAAGTTCGACAAGCTTGAAGATCAGATGTGTTCGTTCTCCATTGACGGAGTTCGCAACGCAAGCGAAGGAAGCCCGGACAGGGTTGACGCTCTCGTCTGGGGCCTGACTGAACTGTTCGAAAAGATGACCGGACGGTCTCGAAAAGGAAAAGACCCTACTGTTAAAACTGAATTGGACGTTAAGTACGAAGAAAGGTGGAAGCCCAGTCATCGGGACGTTCCTACCTCTTGGATGATGGGATAATTTAAACTTGGCCACGAATAAAAACAAGACGACTGAAGGGAGCGAGACTGCCATTGGCGTTGATGTCCTAGCTTTCGACACGACTCCTGTTGCTAAGAACTACGTTCCGGAAGGGTTTGACTCGAAGGAAGAGTTCCTTAAGGACATGCGGGAGGAGTACGACGCAGACTTCGACTTCGACCGTGAGAATCGTGACCACGCACTTGAAGACAAGAAGTTTAGTGCAGGCGAGCAGTGGGACCCGGTTGTTCTTCAACAGCGCAAAGGGCTTCCCTGCCTCGTCATTAACTCTGTTCCACAGTTCATTGCTCAGCTAGTTGGAGACTGGCGAGAAAGCAAGCGAGGTGTCAAGGTTCTTCCAACGGAGAACGGCGACAAGGAAATTGCAGATGTTCGAGCTGACCTTATTCGTTCGATTGAGACGCAAAGCCGAGCCGACCGAGTTTACGACAACGCGTTTGAGTCGTGTGTTTCCTGCGGTGACGGCGCATTTCGAGTGGCCGTGGAGTACGCCAAGGACGACGTGTTCGACCAAGACGTATTCATTCGACCGATCGACGACTCACTGTCCGTCATCTGGGACCGACTTTCGGTTGACCCCACTGGACGAGACGCACGTCACTGTTTTGTGGACGATCTGATTCCTCTCAAGGACTTCGAGCGTAAGTGGCCGGACCACAAGCCTTCTGAGCTTGGCCGACGCACCTACAACACGATGACTTCTTCGCGGTGGATTGAGCCGGACGGTGTTCGAGTTACCGAGTACTGGCGCTTGATCGAGCGTAACAGAATGCTTTGCCTCTTCGAAGACGGCTCTGTTCGTTTCATTGACGAAAGTGAAGAAGTTAGCAAGCTCGACACTCTGATCGGCAAGCATGGCAATCCGGTTAAGACCCGCATCGCCCCCTGCACTTACGCTCAGATGCACCTAGTTACTGGATTCGACATTCTGTCTGGTCCTTACGAATATCGCCTCACTCGTCTTCCCATCGTTCGCATGACGGGTCGCGTGGTCAACATCTCGGGCAACCGAGTTCGTTACGGCATTGTCCGCTTCATGAAGGACAGTGTGAGGCTCCGAAACTTCTGGCGTAGTGTGGCTGCTGAACAGCTTGGTTACGCTCCGAAGGCTCAGTGGATTGCACCAGAGTCAGCAGTTGAAGGCCGAGAGGACGAGTTCCGCAAAGCCCACCTGACCCGCGACCCTCTGATTATCTACAACGACGATGCAACGGCTCCGCCTGAACGTCTTGGTCCTCCGCCCATGCAGACTGCTCTGCACAATGAGGCTGAGATTAACTCCCAAGACATGAAGGACGTCACTGGCATTCACGACGCTTCGCTTGGCATCAAGTCAAACGAAACTTCTGGACGAGCAATCTCTGCCCGCCAGCGTGAAGGTGACATTGCTTCCATCACGTACTACGATAACGGTAATGCTGCTGTCCTAGAGGCTGGTGACATTTGTAATCAGCTCATTAGTCAAATCTACGACGGCACTCGAATCGTTCGCATTATCGGCGAAGACGAAAAGATTAAGTTTCTTAAAATCAATGACCCTGCTGACCCTATGTCCCCGGACCTTTCGGTTGGCAGATACGACGTGGCTCTTTCTACCGGGGCTAGCTACACGACTCGACGAGTTGAAGCTGCTCAGGCTATGATGGACGCTGTACAGGTTTGGCCCCAGCTCCTGCAAGTTGCAGGTGATCTTGTTGCTAAGGCACAGGACTGGCCGGGTGCTGACGACTTGGCCGAACGTCTTAAGAAAACTGTTCCCCAACAGTTCCTCGACGAAGACGACAAGACGGCCCCTGACCCCGCACTTCAGGAAATGCAGATGCAGATGCAGGCTCTTTCTCAGGAGAACCAAAGCCTCAAGGAGGACAAGGAACTTCAGGTTAAGAAGCTCATCATCGACATTTACAACGCAGAGACTCAACGTATTCGGGCACTGTCGGACAATCAGGTTGATGGAAACAACATCGAACTTGACGGTATCAAAGCCATTCTGGACGGTGGTCTCAAACTTCACGCGGCTGGTCTTCAAACGGAGCAGCACGAGAGGTCACTAGCTGAGCCCACTCAACCCCCGAGTGAGCAAGGAAGAGAGACTATGTAAAAATGCCCACGAGTATGCTTGGCTCTACGGACAACCCTCAGGTTCCGGTCCAACTGATTCAGATTCTGACCAAGATCAATGAGAACATTAGCGACGTTAAAGAACGCGTTATTCGCATTGAAGCACAGGATCATCAGTTCGCGATCAGAACCTTGAGGGCTGACCTAGAAGAAGAGGCCAAACAGCGTCGCGCACTTGAGGACAAGGTCAACGCGTTTACGAACAAGATGGCTCCAATCCTTGCAGGCGGCACTGCTCTTGTTACATTGGTGTTAAACTACTTAGTTCGAGTTATGCACCTTTAAAAGAGGCCGAGGGTACACCACCGGTAAAGACTGACTTGACACTCAGTTGCCTCACTAAGTTTCGACCAGCTTCCGGTTAAGTTTGCTCCGGTGGCTGTGGCTCGTTTAAACAAAAGTAAACATTCGGTGAAGGACCGCAACACAGAAGCTTATGGCTGACAGTGAACCTAACAACGTTGACAATTCGAACATTTCCACCGTCACTCCTGACACGGACGATCTTGACGCTTTCAATGACCTTTTCCATGGTCGAGTAAAGGAAGCTCCAAAGTCCGAGGCAGAAGAGCAGACTGAAGAGACGGACGAAACTGCCGACACCCAAGAAGTTGAAACGGACGAAGACGAAAAGCCAGCAGAAACTGACGAGGAGCATTCCGACGGGGATGACGACGAAGACAGTGACAAGTCTGGTGAAAAGCCTACTAAGAAGCCTAATCGGTTTCAGGACCGTATCAACGAACTGACTGCAAAAGCACGAGAGGCTGAACGTCGGGAGAAAGAACTCACCCGCCGTCTGGACGAAATCGCAGCTAGGCAGTCTCCCCCTGTTGAAACCCCCGCTGCTCCTAAAGCTGCCGAGGACGTTGGGCCCACCCCGGACGACCAGAACGAAGACGGTTCTGACAAGTATCCGCTGGGTGAGTTCGACCCTCAGTACATTCGCGATCTGACGCGCCACACCATTCAGAATGAGCAGAAGGCAAGCAACGAACGACTCGAACAGGAACGAGTTCAGCGTGAAACCCAGCAGGCTCGTGAACAGCTTAATACCCAGTGGACTGAAAAGCTCACGAAGGTAGCAGCCGAACACGACGACTACATGGAAAAGACGATTGAGCTAGAATCTACGTTCGACGGTCTGGACTCTGGTTACAGCGACTACTTGGTCAACACCATTAAGTCTCTGGATCACGGCCCGGAAGTGCTTTACCACTTTGCAAACAACCTCGAAGAGGCACAGAAGTTTGTGAAGATGGGGCCACTTGCAGCGACGCTTGCACTTGGCGAACTTAACGCACGGTTCAAGGCGACGGTCGACCAGTCTCAACAGGAAAAACCTCAAGCACGAGTGACGAAAGCTCCGGTGCCTCCTCAGGTCACGAACAAAGGGACCAAGACGAGGACTTCGGTAAGCGCCGACACTGACGACCTAGACGCCTTCACCGACATGTTTTACGCCCCCAAACGGAATCGGCGGTAACGGACATGAAGAGGCGTTCTTTCCACCCACATTAAAACTTTTACAGGAATGAATTAACAAATGGCTGTTGTAGTCGATCAAGCAAAACTGGTTCTCAATTCGTTCGCCGCTATCTTCCAGAACAACCTCGCTTCGGCGGACCTTGTTACTTGGAAGCAGTACGACGGTGAAATGGAGGACCGCAATCGTCTGACTGTGGCTGAGCAGGTTGGTCCTCGCTTTGCTGTCACTCAGACCACGAATGGCGTTCAGGACCTTACTGCCGGTGTGCAGGACGTCGTGTTCGGCAGTGAGCAGTTCGCGATCAATCAGGTGTTCGGCACCTCGATGGGTTGGGGCGACTTCCAGAAGATTCGTGACATCAACGACGCCCGTGAAAGCACGGCAATTAAGAACGCGGCTATGAACCTCGCCGAGCGTATTGACGCCTACGTCATGCGTACTGCGGTTCTTGCTTCGGACAACTGGACCGGCACTCCCGGTAACAACGTCTCTACCTTCGACAACGTTGCTGCGGGTTACACTCGCCTCAAGGAAGAGGGTGTTGACGAAGCGGACCTCCGCGCCATCCTGACTTACAACGACAAGCAGGCTCTCGGCTCGGCGGTTGTGAATGCTCCGGCACTCAACGACATCGACAGTGGCATCTATCGTAAGGGCTTCGAAGGCACGGTCGCGGGTATCCCGACGTACTTCTCGCAGCAGCTTCCGACGATCACCTTCGGCACTCGCACGAACGGCACTGTCAACGGCGCTAACCAGAACGTCAACTATTCGGCAGTTTCGGTCTCGGGTGCTCCGGGCCAGTACCTGACTCAGCTCATCAGCCTTTCGGGCCTTGGTGCTGGTGGTACGATTGCGGACGGCGAAGTGTTCACCATTGCTGGTGTTAATGCTTACGACAACCGTCTGGGTGCAAGCCTTGGTCGTCTTCAGCAGTTCCGAGTGATTGGTCCTGTTGGTACGCAGGCTGGTGCAACTGCCTACACGGCTGACGGTACTGGTAACGCTGCTGCGGTTCGTATCTTCCCTGCGATGATCGTTCCGGGTACGGGCACTGGTGGTGACATCAACGTCAACAACGCTAACGCTACTGTCACTGCGGCTCCGGCTGCGGGTGCGGCTGTCACGTTCCTTGGTACTGCTTCGGCTGCCTCGCGTGTTCGTGCCATCCTTCAGAAGCAGGCGATTGTTGTCAACACCGCTGACCTGATTATCCCCGCGACTGGTGAGGCAATGCGTAAGGGCCTGACCACCATTCCGCTGAGTGTCCGCATGTGGCGTGACTCGGCGTTCAGCACTGGCGACCACCGCGTTCGTTTCGACGTGGCTCTCACTGCTAACGTCCGTGACCGTCGTCGCATCGTCCGCATCAACGGCTAACACGTTAAGGGGCTGGCTGGAACTAAACACCCGGCTGGCCCTTTTTCGTTTCAATTCGTGGAGGAGCCTACTACTTGGCTGACTTTATTCAGGAACGCTATCATGCGTATCCAATCGCTGTTAACGGAACGTACGCGTTTCCCAGCGGCACTCCGACTAATCTTGCTGGTTTCTTGTGTATTACTAGCGGCACTCTCACCGCAACACGAGCAACCGGTGCGATCCTTATCAACGCTTTTCCCGTAACCGCTGGCGTGTACTACCCCATGCCGTTCCACATCGGAGCGGGTGCAAGTGTCACTCTTGCCGGTGGCGCTTCGGGAACTTTGGGAGTTTCGTAAACAACTATGGCAGCTTCTCAGTACTCCAACGCAGACAGTTTTTCAGCGTCGCTGCAAGGTCAGATGGACGCTTTGAAAGCTCTCATTCCTACCCCTTCTCAGGTCATGCCGGTGGGTGTGGCAGACGTTGGGGTTGCGGGAAGTGATCCGACCAAGTACAGTATTGAAGGGCACACTCACGCGAGTAAGGCCCGAAAGCAACGAGTTCTAGGTGTCACCGCTGCGACCTACACTTGGACCTATCCAACCCCGTTTGACACGGGTGTTACTCCAATCTGTAACGCCATTGTGGAAGACCCGGCTAACTCAGCAACTGACAGCTACAACGTACAGGTGGTAGGTAAGCCAACAAACACTCAGGCAGTATTTCGAATCATTCGTCAGTCTGCTGGTATTATTGGGCTGTCTGCTCTGTCTTTGTCGTTCAATCCAACCCCCGGTACTGTGAACCTGCACCTGACAGCACTAGAACCCTAAACTAACAGGAATCAACTTGAATGGCCCTTGTAACTGAAATTGTCAAGGACGCCTACCGGGAGGCTAACCTTATCCCGATCACTCAGTCTCCGACGCTTGACGAACAGACTGAGGCCCTTCGACTGCTCAATCGATTTGTGCGGTCCATCTTTGGTAACGAAGCAGGCGACCGACTCCAATCGTTTCCTGTCGGCACCAACAACGTAGCAACTACGGCGTCCCTTCCGACGTACAACTTCACGGGCGCTAACTACGTGCCTCTGAACAGTCGTCTGATGTTTAACGTCACTGCACCCACGACTGTCAATCTGCATCCCGATCCGGAAGACGGTTCGCGTGTTGCTGTGGTTGACGCCAGCGGAAACTTCGGTACGAATGCTGTTACTCTGAACGGTAACGGACGAAAGATCGACGGCGCTAGCACGGTTCTTCTGAACAGTCCGGGCGTGCAAAAGGAATGGTTCTACCGGTCTGACCTTGGATCGTGGATGGCGATTTCGGCCCTTGGCTTGAATGACACCTTTCCGTTTCCGCTTGAGTTCGAAGACTTGTTTGTCATTGGTCTTGCCACTCGCCTCAATCCGCGTAACGGTGTTTCGATTGACGATCAGGCTATGATGAACTTCCGTCGTATGCGTGGTCTGTTCCGTGCTCGTTACAGCCAGTCGATTCAGATGGAGACCGAAGACGGTTTGATCCGCCTGACTGGTAGCCGACTCAACCGAGTGTCTAAACCCGGCAACAACTAAAAGGTAACGTACTTTGATTATTCCGTTGGGAACGCAAGACTGGGCCTCTCTTTCTGAGAACTACACCCGGTTCCGCTTGCACAACATGTACCTTGTGACTAACCCCACGACTCCTGACGGCTTCTCTCGTGTGTCTCGGCCTACCCTGACCTCCCTAACCACCATCGGCACTGGTCCTATTGTTGGTATGTGGAGGCAGGAGGCCACCTTCGGAGGTGACTGGATCGTCGCTTCTGGCACTCAGCTTTTCCGTTACAAGTCGTCCACTAATACCGCCACTCTTCTCGGAAGCATTCCCGGAACTGGCCTGTGTCAGATTGACGGTACGGACAAGCGAGCTGTGGTTGTTCGAGACGGCACGGCTTATTCCACGGACGGCGCTTCGGTTACTACGATTGTAATGCCGAATGACGTTGACCCGTACACTCCTAATCCTGCTAAGGTAGGTTCGGTGGCTGTCATCAACGGCTACATCCTGATGACCGTCCTAGGCACTCAGCGTTTTTACTGGATCACTCCGGGGGCAGTCAATCCTGACCCGTTGAACTTTGCCAGTGCAGAGCGTCTTCCTGATCCGATTGTTTCCGTACGAGTTATCTCTGACGAAATCTGGTTCATGGGTGCCAGCGGTCCCGAGGTCTGGATGACGACTGGCGACCTTGACTCTCCGTTTCAGCGTACTGCTGGGCGAGTTTACAGTGACGGCTGCCTGACCAACAACACTTGCGTCAATGCGGTTTACGAAGGTCTTCCTTGTTTGCTCTGGGTCACGGACACCAAGTCGGTGGTTCTGGCTCAAGGGCAGATTGCTAAGGTAAGTGACGAGTCTGTTGAAGAGCTTCTTAAGACTGCAACTAACCTACGAGCTTGGTTCTTTCGACACAATCGTCACGACTTTTACATTCTGACTTGTGACCAGTTCACTCTGGCATTTGACATGATTATGAAGTCTTGGGCCAAGTGGGACTCTTACCGCCGTGACAACTGGAAGGCTCATCTGGGTCTTCAGAGTCCGTCTGGTGTGTTCGCTGGCAGCCTCGAAAGCAATCAGGTCTGGCAGTTCGACGAAGGGTCTGCGGACTCGGACGGGCCTGTCATTCGAGAAGTGTCCGGACTAATTGACAACCCCGGAGCGGCTCAGCCTTGCAGCAACGTCTTTGTTAAGGTCAACAGTGGTTGGTCCCCGCAGTACGACTTTGAGCCTCGCCTCGAACTGAGGTGGAGTGACGACCAAGGTGGTACGTGGTCTGACTACGTCTCTTCTGGCTTGGGCAACAAAGGTGAGTACAACGAAACAGTGCAGTTCAGGTCTCTTGGTCAGGTCCGTCGTCCGGGTCGGGTCTTTGAGTTCCGCTTTACTGACAACGCTCGCTTTCGAATTGACTACGCTTCAATGAACGAAAAGGACTAACAGAAGGTGGCAGAACCTACTTTCAAACTGCCGCGTCTGCCTACCAACTGGAACACCCAGCCTCAGCTTTTTGAGCGGTACTGGGACATGACGATGAACAAGATCGAGGACATTCTAAACCGAATCCTCGTCTTGCCTATCATTCAGGAAGGGTTGGCTCAGGCGGCTGCGGCGGCAGCTCTTGCTAAGCAGCTTGCTAACAACGCTCAGACCAGTGCAGACGGGGCCCAGACCTCCGCTAACAATGCTCAGACGACTGCCAACAAAGCGGTGTCGGACGCTGCTGCTGCGGACCAGAAGGCTACGAATGCTGCTCAAGCTGCCAGTGGCGCGCAAGGGACAGCAGACAGTGCTTACAGTGCAGCTACGGCAATCAACCCTCTGTTGGTGGCTGAACGAGACAACGGCGGCACGGTATTTCAGACGATCACCAACGCCTTCACTGTCATTCCAATTAGCACGGTGGTGAAAGGCTCAGGCTACAACACTTCAACTGGCCTTTACACGGTGCCTTCGGCGGGTAACTACCTGATTGTTGGTCACGTTCGTTTGCCTGACGGTGCTACGGCTGGTGTTGGTTTGGCGGTTGGGGTGGGGACTGCGAACTCAGACGACGCTGCCTTACATTGGGACGCTACTGTTACACTGTCTAACACTTCTGCTGTTCGACGCAATGAATTTAACGTAACTCGTGTTCTTCCAAACGTTACGGCAGGTCAGCAGATTCGTCTTTACATGTACGTGGACAACGGAACAACCGGTCTCGGGATCACTAAGGCCAGCCTGTCTGTGTTTCGCCTTCCTCAGTCTGGTTAACTTACTTCTTTTTCGGAGATTTAAATAAGTGGCTGCTCAGCTATTTCTTCTTCCCTTTCGACCGGCTATTGGTCCTAACAGCTTGGCAGTTCCGGGGGCGTCCCTGTTCTTCTACCAAACTAAGACGCTGGCTAAGGCCCCTGTCTACACCGACAGCACCCTCAACACTCCGCTGACCAACCCCGTGGTGGCTAACGCTGCGGGTGTTTGGCCTTCGATTTACTTGGACACTACTCTCACTTACCGGGTGGTTCTAAAAGACAACAACGGTGTTACGCTTTCTGACGTTGATCCGTTTCTTCCTTCTGTCATTGACGGGCTTTCTGCCGACATTCTTGCAGCAGTTGCTTCGGCGACCTCCGCTGCGTCGTCTCTGAACGAACTGAACACGGACACTCGGGTGCTTCTCGAAAGCGTTTCGGGTTTCAAGATTGCTCAGCCGATCAGTCAGAATCCTAACGAAGTTCGAGTAACCCTGCCCAGTCTTGTAGACCAGCAGACGTTTGAAGTGCTGATCGCTCAGACCAACACCTCGAACATGTACGCTACGGTTAACGGCAATCGACAAGGGATCAAGAAGCCGGGTACGGGTGCTAACCTTGCTGCTGGCGACTGGCCGGTTGGCTACATCGCTAACCTGACTTACTCGGCGTCGGGTGCAGGCTTCTTCCTGAACAGCATTCGTCAGTCGAGTTTTGTAACCAACAGCCAGCTGGGTTCGATCACTACGGACGCTAGCGGGTCTCGCCTTGCGGTTGAAGCTCTGGTTGGTCTTCCGGCTGCACTGCCCAACGCGGGTAACGTAAACAGCTTGGTGGCCAATCGTGCTAACCCTGCTGACGGTGAAACTTTTGAAGTCTTCATCACTGCGACCAACACCTCTCAGAACGTCACCCTCAAGGTCGGCAACATTTCCAACCGAGTAGTGGCTAATCCGGGTACGGGTGCTAATCCTGCTGTTGGAGACCTTGCTGCTGGCACGATACGTAAGTTCACCTACTCGTTTGCCGGGTCTGTGTTTTCTATGGGTGCCGCTCGGGTGCCTACGTTCAATGCTTCTGTCCCAGTAACTGCAAATCCGCAGGGTGGACAGGACGCAGACTTCCTCAACAACCCTTGGGGCACGGTAGCTAACAGCGGCAACGGTTCGACGTCTACTCCGATCCCTAAGAATCTTGTGGTTATTGGATCGTCTAACGCTGCGGTCGGGTACGTGGACACTAATCTGCTTCCGTCTAACGTGGCTGCTGCTGCGATCAGTTCGGGCTTTCCCGGTGGTGGCATTCAGGTGAATCCTGACAATCAGGCTACTCAGGGCGCTCCATGGTCGGACGCTTCTCGTCAGCTTGGTCTGTCCACTCCGTTCATAAACGGCACGGCCAAGTGGGTTCTGTGTTTCTTCTGGATGAACGACGCACGAACTATCTTTTACTGCGACTACGGTGGTGTTCAGTCTCAGTTTGGTTCGATGTACGGCATTGTGGACTACATTCGGTCCAAGGGTGCTGAGCCTGTTCTTGTGACTGGGTTCCATCCTGACCCTCGTGCCAGCCCTTCGTGGAATGACACCAAGGCGCTTGATCCGTTTTACTTCACGGACAATCCTCAGCGGACTATGGTTTATCCTGTCAGCAAGGCTGCTCCGGTAAGTCCAACGGTTGACATGGTTCCTGCGGCTACTGATGCGGACTTCATGGTTCAGCGTGACTGGACGGGACGAGGCATCATTCGAACTGGGTACAAGCGAGTTTGGCACGTCAATCGGGCAATTCGTTTGTGTGCGGCTCAGAAGGGTTGTGCAGTTCTGGACCTTGAGTACAGCTCGTACCGTAACTGTCTTGAGTTGATCGGCGACAAGTCGGCGGACCTCGAACAGTACTACAGCACGGGCAACCCGCTTCACCCGAAAGCTCTTCTGTATCAGCAGGCTGTTGTGCCTGTCATTCAGGAGTGGGCTCGGGCACAGGCCAACATGCAGTTCCCTGAGTTTAGGATTTTCCGTGGATGACACGACTGACTTGTGCTGAAACGTGCAAGAAAGTGACTCAACACTATCCTGACTATTTCACCTTTGACGTAGAGACTTGGTTTGAGAATCCTCTCAATCGAGCCTACGTTGAAGGGGAAAACATTGGGTTTGCTGAGTGGAAAGGGAACGACAACTTCTGGGTTCACTTCTGTTTCCACACTGCACGAGGCCGAGAGGCTATTAACGTAACAAAGCGAATGGTCAACGAACTGTTCAACGAAACTAACTTCAATTCTTGTGTTGGTCTAATTCATGAAGACAACAAGAAAGCTAGATGGCTGATCCGTCAGGTTGGTTTCAAATCTTTGGGTTTAAGTGACACTGAGAACGGTGTCTGTGAAATGTTTTATTTAACAAAGGAAGACGCTCGCGATGGGCTTCAGTGCAAATAAATCTAAGCAAAGCTCTGTCCAGCAGTCGTCGGGTTCAAGCCAGTCGAACAATCAGGCTTACCCTTTCTTGAAGGACGCTTATGCTCCTACGACCAGTCTGACGGGTACGGCCAGTGGCGCTATTGCCAGCCTGCTTGGTCTCAATGGTGACGACGGACAGAACGAAGCCTTCAACAACTTCAAGGACAGCAGCGGCTACAACTTCATTCAGGATCAAGGCATTCAAGGTATTGAGTCGAGTCAGGCAGCTAAGGGGTTGCTCGGCTCTGGCTCTACGTTGAAAGCGATCAGCGGCTACAGTTCGAATCTTGCTAAGTCGTTTCTTGACAGCTACCTCAGCAATCTTGGTGGTCTCAGCAACACTGGTCTTCAGGCTGGTCAGATCATTGGCGGTGCAGGCAGTCAGTCGAGCAGCGAACAGGAAAGCAGCGGTTCGTCGAAGGGCAGCAGCTTTGGTCTGTCTCTTAAAGGTAAGGGCTAAACAACAATGGACCTCACGACTACTTCTCCGGTGCAAGGGCAGCCTAGCCCGAACAGCAAAGTTTCTCCGCTGTTTGGCATCCCCACTCAGGAGCTTCCGGCTACCAGCGTAGTCAGCAACGACGGTCCGACTACTGACTTGGATCGTCCTCAGCCTCAGAAGCACGGGGCCGTTCACAACATCCTTTCCACTCTTGGTGACTTTCTGCTTGACGCTACTGGCCTCAGCGGGGTCATCAAGACTCGCAGACTAAACGAAGCAATGCAGGGGTTTGACGAAGACCCTCAGGGCACTATCAGTCGAGTGAGTGGAATTGACTACGGCGTCGGCTCCAAGCTTCGGGACCAGTACATTGACAATCAGCGTTTGGCTGCTGCTCAGGAAAGCACTGCTGAGGCTCGGGCTGCTCGTATTCAGTCGGCTCAGATTGTTCAGAATGATCGGACTCGACAGCGGGCTGCGGCAATGCTCGGAACGATGGCCAGTTGGGACGATGCCAAGCGGTCTGCTAACTACGGAACTATGAGGGATCAGGTTCTGAAGTACGGGGCGGCTAACGGTCTCGACCTCAGTGCTGAACTTCCTTCGTCTTACGACGGCAACGCTCTTGACGGCTTCATCGACAGTGCTGTTCCGGTTGGTACTCAGCGGGCTCAGCGGCTCACGCAGGACAAGAATGAAGCAACTGCTCAGCTTGGTAAGGACCGCATTGAGGTCACTAAGCGTGGTCAGGACATTAGCTCGGCGGATCGTGCTGCTGGTCGTGCTGTCTCCATTCGGGGTCAGGACCTTAGCCACGAAGACCGGGTTGCGAGTCGTACCTCTGCGGACGCTCGTGCTTCGTCTCGTGGTTCGAGTGTGAAGGCTGTTGGTCGCTACGTTGGTGACGACGGTAAGTACCGAGTGATGATGGCAGACGGAAGTGAACGCACTTCTAACGCCACTGTTCGTCCAAATGGCAACGGTGCTAAGATCAAGCCAGTAGACGGAATGCGACGTGTTGTTAACGGGCACACCTACGAGTTGCGTGGGGGCAAGCCTGTTCGAATTGACTAATTCTTAAAGGACTTAAACTTTGGCTGACGAAATTTCGATGGAACAGTTTCTTGCAGGTACGGACGCTGCGTCTGTCCCTGAGAAGAAGCTTTCCCCGTATCAGAAGGCCCCTTGGTACTCGATGTACCGTGAGCTGAAGGACAATGCTGTTCCTTTGGCTGACGCCCCTACCGACCCTGAACAGCTTGACCAGCACTATGCTCTTGCAGCTAAGCAGGCTTACGAACGTCAACAGCAGGCCCCGTCTAATCGCTTCTCAGAGGCAGTAGACCGTCAGGGTGGTTGGGGTATCAGTCCTGAAACTAGGGCGTCCCTTGGGGCTGACGACAGCGCTGGGGGCACTCTTGTCGACCAAGTAGTCCGACCTCTTCGTAACGCTCCGGCCAACATTGCAGACCTTGGGGCTCGGGCCTTGCAGGGTTTGCAGGTTGGCTTTGAAGGAACGGCCAAGACGGTTGACGACGTAGTTGACTCGACTGGCATTAACGACATTGTTCGCAAGTACACGGGCCGGGAGTTCCATCCGGGTGACGCTGCTCTTGCTCTTGCTGAGGCGTTTCCTGCGGGTGGTGCCGAGGTTGGTGGTCTTGCTGCTAACTTCTCTCGTCCTAAGGGAAGTGTGCTTACTGAAGAAATGCAGGCTCGTTACAACAACGAAGCTAAGGCTCTGTTCGACTCGGGTGCTACCAAAGAACAGATGAACGCTTGGGCCAAGGACCGGGGCATGACTCCGTTCAGTGAAGACCTTGACAAAGCAATCGCTGCCCGTCAGGTTGAAGGCCCGGCTCTTCCGGAAGGTGTCCCTGCTGCTCAGGTTGCAGACGACGTAACCAAGATGCAGGGGCTGGCTGACGAAGCTGCTAACTTCAAGTCGACTGCGTCTGCTGAGCCTAAAGCCACGGACCTGTTTCCCACTGACGAAAGTCGAATGGCGGACGCAGAAGCGTGGGCTAAGAAGCTTGGCGCTCCTGAAACTCCGGCGGCCCCTGTTGGTGAAGCCAGTCTTCCTGTTGCGGAGGACGCAGGGACGCTTAGTCGTAAGCAGGCTGACGCTTTGTTCAAGCAGGAAACCGCTGCTCCTGAGGTTCAGAATCCTAAGGAATGGGGCAAGTCCCTTGAAGAACAGGCGAAGCAGTTCACTGAACAGAAGCAGGCTGAGCCGGGTCCTGTGTCGGCTACGGGCGACCTTTCTGCGGAAGCTGCTCAGGTTGACAATGCGGTTGCTTCAGAAGCTCCTGCTGCTGCTCCCACGGAAGACGTAGTTAGCCGACTGACTTCGTCCCTTAATGATGCAGCTAAGTTGCAGGCTACTGTCCAGCGTCGTCTCACGTCTCAGGGACGTCGGGATCAGATTGCTCGGGCTCGTGAAGCCAATGCGGCTGCGGGCGGTGGTGAAGCAGGAATGCGTGCTTCTCTGGCTGCTATGAAGGGTCAGCTTCCCAAGGCTACCTTCGAGCCGGTCCGTGGGGACTTCACCCCTGAAGAGCTGGACGGTCTGTTCAAAAGCTTGGACACTCATCCGGACTTGCAGGGCTTCGCTGCGACTAACGCTAAGGTCGCTCTTGCCAAGCTGCTCGACGGTCAGGTTCCTGCTCCTCATGAAATCAAGCTTCTGGACCGAGCCTTTCCGAAGGAGTTTATTGAAGCTGCCTCTAAGAATCGTAACACCACTGAAAAGGTGCTAGACGCTGCTGGCAACGTTCTGAATCTTCCTCGCAGTCTCATGTCTACGTTTGACTTGTCTGCTCCATTCCGTCAGGGTGTTTTTCTTGTCGGACGCAAGGAGTTCTGGAAAAGTTTTTCCACGATGTTCAAGGCGTTCGGGGATCAGAAGGCTTACGACGGACTGGTTGAAAGCATTCGGCAGCATCCTAACCATCCTTGGATGGAAGAAGCCGGGCTGGCTGTTGACCACGGAAGCACGGGCCTCACCTCGCGAGAGGAAGCGTTCATGTCTCAGTGGGCAGAGCATCTTCCCGGCAGCACCAAGCCTATTGTTGGTCCTGTGGTTAAGGCTTACAACAACACGGCTGGTCGCATGGTCAAAGCGTCGGAACGGGCTTACTCGGGGTTCCTTTACAAGGTCCGGGCAGACACGTTCAACACGATCTTGGAACAGACGAAGGCAGCAGGAATTGACATAGTCAACGACCCCAAGGCAGTCAAGGACATTGCTTCTTTTGTTAACAATGCAACTGGTCGTGGTTCGCTGGGTCCTCTTTCTCAGGCTGGTCCAGTTCTGAACGGTCTGTTCTTCTCTCCTCGTCTCATTGCTTCTCGTGCCACTCTTCTGAACCCTGCTTACTACGCCACTCTTTCTCCGGTTGTTAGAAAGGAAGCCATCAAGTCCCTTCTGGCATTTGGTGGACTGGCAAGCACTGTCACGGGTCTGGCAGCGGCGGGCGGGGCCAGTGTTGAAACCGACCCGAGGTCCTCAGACTTCGCTAAGATTCGTGACGGTAAAACCCGCTACGACATTCTTGGCGGTTTTGGTCAGTACCTTACCCTTGGTGCAAGGCTGGCAACGAACGAAACTAAGAACATGAAGGGTGAAGTGCAGACGATGGGTCAGAGGTACGGAAGTGCCAATCGCCTAGACGCTGTGATTCGCTTCGCAACTAACAAAGAAAGTCCGGTGGCTTCGTTTGTCACTGACTATCTTCGTGGTAAGAACGCCGTAGGTGAACCCTTCGAGGCTCGCAAGGCAGCGTTGCAGCGTATGCTTCCACTGTTCTGGCAGGACTTGGCTGACGTAACTAAGGACGAAGGTCTGACGGGTTCGATGAAGATTGCTCCCGGCCTATTTGGTGTCGGCGTTCAGACCTACGAAGAGCCTGTTTCTAAGGCGGACTTCTTGTCCGGTAAACCTGTTGAGAACACCCCGGCCTCAGAAGCTCCGGCACCTGAAGTTAAGGACAGCATCAGCATGGACGAATTTCTCAAAGGAAGTGAAGTAAAATGAAAGCTTCGGGTAAAGTAATTGCACTAATTAAAGACAGCGAAGGTTTGTCTCACCTACGGAAGGACGGCCTCGTTGAATCCTACGCAGACGCAGCTTACGGCTGGAAGGTCCCTACGATTGGGTGGGGATCGACGGGTTCTGACATTGTTAAGGGCACGGTCTGGACTGTGTCGCAATGTGAAGCCCGCCTTCTCAAGCACATCGAGTCAATGTACGACGACATCTTGGACGCCCTTGGTGACGCTAAGACTACTCAGGGCCAGTTCGACTCCTTTGTTGACTTTGTTTACAACCTTGGGATTGGGAACTTTAAAAGCTCGACCCTTCTCAAGCTGCACAAAGCAGGTAAGTACAAGGAAGCAGGAGACCAATTTATTCGTTGGAACAAAGCCAACGGCAAGGTCCTCGGCGGCCTAACCAAGCGGCGTCTTGCAGAGCGGGACCTTTACCTGAATGGCTAACAGCCTCGTCGTAGAAAGGTTCGCCACTCCTCAGTTCGTTATTTCGTTTATGCTGGTGAGCTTGTTCACTGGCGCGTACGTTATGCACCCCAACGACGGCACTCTAAACGGTGCAATCATCGCAGCTTTCTCGGCAGCTTGGGGGTACTACATCGGCAGCAGCAAAGGAACTAACACTCAGGCAGACAATCTCGGAAAGGTTCTCGACCTAGCTAACAGCCCCAAGAAAGTGGAGGTGACAAATACTGAAAGCAATCCAGTCCCTGTGACTTAAAAACAAAAAAACCCCGCTCAGCAGTTACCGTAAAAGGTTTCCGCTGGCGGGGTTTTTTTGTTTAGTTCTTGTAAACGTGCTGATCTATCAAGTCGATAATAGTAGCAAAGTACGTAATGTCTTGCTCATTAACGAAGTAGTCCATTCGTTGCAGATATTCCTGCATCAGGAAAAACTTTTGCTCTTCAGTCATTTCAGTTTCCGTTAACTGGGGTCTCTTCCTTGGGCTGGGCGGCAACGACCTGCTTCCAGAACTCTTGCCACTCGCTTGCCTTTATGGTGTTTTCGGAGCAGACGTAGAGGTCATTGGAGGGGACAGGAATGAGGGCTGCCTCACTGGTTCCAATAGAGCCGACGGCGGAGAAGGAAGACGGGGATAAACCGGCTGCTGCGCCACCACCTGAATTGGCTGAACGGGCACCTGCTTGGTTGTGCTGCACGCCGTCAATGTAACCAGCGACAATAGAGTTAGCAGCTTTAAGCTTCGCATTGTAGTCCTTACTCGTTTGGTCAACAACCGTCTGCCACTTACGTTCAGTTGCTAGAACAGTTGCCTTGTTGTTGTCCGCAGCCTGTGCCGCCGCCGCCTTGTACGTTGCCTGATCGGCCACCCGTGCGTTAGCACAGATCGTAGCTTGGTCTCGCCAGTGCGTCACTTTGCTGTTAAGATGTACACTCAGCAGTGCCAGAGCGGCGATGACCCCGAAAGGCCACCACCGTCGAACAAACTGAGCAATCAAAACCCAACTCATATTATTTGTTGTCCAGTCGTAAATTGTTAACAACGCAAACTTTAAGAGGCTAGCCACTTGTCTACGTCGTCAAACGAAGTTAGGATGTTTGGAATGAACTTGTACATCACGTCCCAACGAGGGTCAGCACCTTCCTCAAGAAGGATCGCCGTGTTACACCCTGCACCATAGGCCGCATACGTAATCTCCATGTGACCAGACTTACCGGCTGGAAGGACAAGAAGCGCATGAGTGGCAGTGTCGAGATGATGCTTGTCAAACTGAAAGACGTGTTCCGCCGCGTACCCATTAAGGGCAGTGACGTAAGCCTGACTGTCAGTTCCGTGTTTCGCCTGTTCGTAAGTCTTCCAGTAGTCGTCGGCTTCAGGTCCCGCAGAGTACCAGTCGTCAAACACTTCAATGTTAACGTGGTTCTCACGGACCCTTGCAGCCAGCTCGGGAACAGCCTTATTACGAAGACTGCCAATTAGGTAAAGCTTACTCACGAAGGATTATGTTCCTCATTGTTCTGCATCGACTGAATGAGAGAAGTAAAGAAAGCCGACCACAAGCCACTGTTTGTTAGCACTTCGTCAATCTTAGCTGCGGTTGCGTCGTCAATAGGGAACTCCAACACCAAGCCGTCAGGAGCACTGACAAGAAGAGTAGTTGGGCCGTCCTCGGTAAGAACCAAGTAAGGCAGATTGATGTTCTTCTGTTCCATGTTAGTCGCTCCAACCTTCATCAAAACTCACTACCCAATCGTAAACAGCCTGAAGTGGCCAACCCTGATCGAATAGTAGATTAATATCTTCGACGCTCATGTTAGTTCACCGTCTTGTTGAGTTCGCCACCCGTTGCAGGTCGCAGAGGAGTTGCCAGCGGTTCAGGCTGACTGAGAGTATTGTAGTCGCCACACGAAATGTGAATCATCTCATGAGTGAAAACGTCCGACTCTTCGTCCTTAACAAAGGCCGTGTTGATGTCAACGCCTGCTTCAATCAACTGAAGAAAGGTCGTCAACTTCGTCTGGTCGTCCATTTCGGCAATATTCATCTTCAAGTTTCCAATTCTTAACTGCGGGCTTGTCAAGTTCCACCCGTCTCATTTTAAACTTAGGCGTTCGTAGGTCCCGTGCAATGTGGTTCTGCCGCCTAACGCTTCGTTTCTGTTTCTTAAAGTACGCACGGATACCTTTAGTCACTTAGCTATTCCTTCACAACTTCAACGTACTCAATTCCAGCTTCCTCGAAGAAAGCTTTTGACTTCTGCATTGAGTGACGCCACCGATTAAGAAACTCTTCGGTTGCCTCGTACTCGCAGACTACGCGGGTTATCCCTGCTTGGACAACATGTAAAGCACACCCGCAACAAACAGGCCGATTAACATAGAGAAAAGAACCAGCCACGGGTTGAAATCTTGCATTGAGGATCGCATTGACTTCAGCATGGATCACCCTTTCGTACTTGCGTTCTCGGTCTTCGTAAAGATAGGCGTCGTCCCTCATGCCTTTCGGAAAGCCGTTAAAGCCAAGGGAAACAACATGCTTGTCCTTAGCGATAACAGCCCCGACCTGTGTGGAAGGGTCCTTAGACCAAGTGGCTACTTCATTTGCTAGATGAAGAAACCTGAGGTCCCACTTACTTAGCATCGGCAGTCTTACGAATGTGAAGTTCAAGAGCAGCCAGAGCGCCCCAAGCCTCGTGAGCTAGGTGTTCAAGCTTGCTGTCAGGATCGTTGGTTTCACCCATTGCGTCCTTAAGAGCGTGCCGGAACTGTGCGTCCTTGTACCGTTCGTACCCTTCCTCCACCCCTTCCCATCCGTTCCAAGCGTACTTCTTTGCACCGAAGGTTGAGATTTCGGCAACAGCCCAGAGGGCTCGGGGGAAGTAGTTGATAACGCCACGCCAAACAGAAGGCTTTCCTGCGTCGTACTTAACGGCCCCAGTCCCGATGAGAGAGGGGTCGTCAGTCGTGTAGTCGCCGTTGCTGTAAGTGGTAGCGGGCAATGTTTCGATCACGTCGTCCATTACTGTTTAATTCCAATCAACTCTTGGACATCTTCAATGTTGTCCTCGTTAATCCAGTCGTAGTCTTCGCAGGCATTGAGAATGACTTCAATGGGAACCTGTAGAAATTCTACAAGCTCCCACCCTTCCAGCCGGTCTTCAGCAGCCCTCCGCTCAAAACTCGTGAGCATCTTTTTAAACCTTAGTCCTTGTTCCGTCCGACCAACTGCCGCAGTTCTGACACTGAAGCCGCTGAATCTTAAATGCCTTCGTACGTCGGAAGCCTCGTGCATGAACGTGGTTTGATCCACAAGCTCCGCACTCGTGCTTTTCCTTACCCATGTGAGGGTGGTTACGAATGAAAGGCTTGATCTTCTGGTACAGCTTTTCAAGAAGACGAACGTCCTGAATGCAGTACTTCTTCATCTTTGCCCGAGCCTTTTCAGACCCGTTCATCACGTCCTTCCACAGGTTGAACCCTTCGTGCTTGACCTTGCCACCGACCTTCAGAAGAGGGCCAATGTAAGCCAGACGATTCATGTTGAACCCGAACTTCTTTACCGCCTTAATGACGTCAATAGAGGTAACAACGGGAGGAGGGTTAAGACCAGCAAGAAGGATTTCTCCGGTAATCTTCGGAAGATCGTACTTGTCGCCATTGTACGTAACAACTGCATCGGCTTCTTCCAGAAGAGCGAGGGCGGCCTTGGCCATTCCTTCCCGTGTGTCGTCCCATTCACTGAAGAACATGAACTCCTTCGAACCTTCCCAGTGAGCACAGAAGCACAACATGCCGCCGTGGTCAATGAGCTGGTCAGGGCCCACGTTTTCGTCCCACATTCGCCAGACGTACGCCAGAGCGGGACGCCACTCAATGTCCAGCACAAGCACCTTACCCGGTGTCTTATTCACTTTCATGCTTACTCAATTCCTTGGGCTTTACTGCGTCCCTAAACTCGTTAGGTCGCTCTTTAATCCACTTAACTGGAACAGTGCCTTCTGCATGGAGGAACCCGTACTTGCGAGCCCAGTCTGCATAAGTGTTCTTGCTGCCCTTGGACAACTTCTTATTTGCGTCCATAAACACAAAGCGAATGTCCAGATCAGGATGACACCTTTTCACTGCTGCCATCTTTGCCCTTGCCTTGACGTCGAAGTAACCCTTGGCCTCAATGATGATTCCGTTGGGCAACACAAAGTCAGGAAGGTAACGACCAAAGATGGTGTACTCAAGCTTAAATGGTTCGAACTCCACAGTGATGCCGTTACTCACTGCTTCGTTGTAAACCGTCTCTTCGAACTTACTTCTAAACTTCAATTCTCGCATGTTCTAGTTGGTCTTCATTAAAAATGTGCAACATTCCGTTGTCTTTCATTTCTGCTACAATTCTTACTTGACCAGTTAGATTAGTAAAGACAGAGACTACGGTGCTTGGAAATTTGTAACCTTTTGGTTTGAAAACCTCATCACCTTCTTTAAACTTAGGCATCTTCAAAGCTCACCTTAGGCTCTCTCACTACCTTAGTTAGGTAACGTGGACCTGTGCTGTAGTAGTACGTTTTAAGTTCTGGCCAACAGGTAAACTTGTGAGGACAGTACGAACAACCCGTACCCAGCTTCATGTTTCCAGACTTGCCGTCGGGCACGTCAGGGTAACAACGAGGCGGAAGGTTGGGGCTGGCGACTACTTCCTTGATGTGTTTAATGCGGTCACGAACTCGGTAAGCTTGCATCACTTCCTGTGGAATTTCGCAGAAGCAAATCTTACCCAGCGTCTTGTCTACTGCGAGGAACCCACCCCGTTCGAGGCCGAGTGCTTCGACGTAGCCGCAGAGCTGCGCAGTATATCCGAAGGGGTCATTGCCCGGCTCGAATAGTGCGCCGCTGTCAAACTTCTGAAACGAGAACGAAGAGGCTGACTTAACGTCAACCAGAACGCCATCAATGATTGCGTCAATGTGCCCTTTAATGCCTTCAAGTTCCACCTCGCCTTGTTCGTTTTCAACCGTGTGGCCTGCCATCTTAGCGTAAAGCAACATCATCTGTTCAATGACGTCACCGTAACTGAACTTAATCAACGTGGCAGGAAGTAGCTTTTCTTTCTCACCTTCTCCGTTAATGTCGTACCAAAGCTGCCTGTCAGGACGACCAATGTTGGACATCCGCAGGTGGGCTCCGCCTTCCCGTTTAACGTGGAATCGGGTTTCCATAATGTCGTGAAGGTTATTTCCGAACTCTCGGAAAAGCGCCAGCTCCTGAACCGCAACGTCGGGCTCAAGAACGTCTTCCTTTCCGAAGAGTCCGTAAATGTCGTTCACAAGGTCGTCAATACTTGGCATTTTATCTTTCTAATGAGAGGTGACTGGTAGGGGATTGCACACCATACCAATTTAATCTACCAGTCCTTACCGTGTGCTCGACCACAAATTAGGGTTAGCCTTCCGAGTTGCCGTTAGACGAAGCTACCTGACCTTGCTCATTGGCCAGAACTTCCTCGTGCTTACGCTTGGCTTCGTTGTCCGCACTTGCCTCGTTAAAGGTAAGACCGTACTGACGAAGAGTTTCAAGGCCGTGCTCGAAGTCGTGACGATAGGTGGTGCCAGTCTGGTAGCCGATCACGTTGTCGAGAGCAGTACGCAGGTTGGTAGCCTTGTCGTAGTCGATGGTGTCGAGGCCAGCAGTTTCCTGCGGGGCAATCGTGCCGTTGTTCTCAGCAGTGAAGCCGCTAATCGTCGGGCTGTTGGGATCGACAGCAGCAACGTCCTTGTGACCGTCACGAGCCGCAACCTGATCCGTCACGTTTTCAACGTTCGTAGTCGTGTCCGGTTCCTTAGCTGCGGTCTTGGTGTCAGTACGGGTGTCGTCCGGGCGCTTGTCAGTGTTGGCTGCGTTAGCCTCGCCTGCACCACGGTTTGCGTCGTTGTTGCGATTCTTGTTGTAAGCCATATTATTTACTTCTCCTGTTTGATCTTCACAATGTCCACACTCTTGGGAATCCAAAAGTTTTGCTTGACAGTGAGAAGATTAGTCACGCCCAGCACTGGGTCAATAGCCTGTGGGTAAAGCTGCAAAGCTTCTCGGGCCTTGGCTTCTGCCTCCTCTTCCGTTCCGGCGGTAACAACCAAATGAACTTCACGAGTCACGATCTGGTCAACCTTAGCGGTCACTTTGTAACTGACTTTACTCACTTACCATTTCCTTGAAAAATGTGCAGGCCTTTCACCCGCTGGGGCTATTCGAATGTCGCCTCTGTTAGGACAGGGTTAGCAAGCTAGAGCCCAATCACCGTGCATCAACCTAACTCGCACACGGCTTACTCGTAAGAACTTTTAGAAAGGCACTTCGTCGTCAAGGTCTTCCTCAGCCAGACCGAAGTCCTTCTTGAAGTCGTCCTTTACAGGGGCCTTCTTAGCCGGAGCCTTAGCGCCAGCGTCGCCCTTGTCCATACCCCCGAACTCCGAAGACTGGTACTGGACCAGCTCCGTAATGCGAAGAGCGACAGGATACATACCCTTCTTCTTACCAACTCCGTAGTCACGAATGTCAAGCTTCACGTCGCCATCACTGCCGTTGCCGATCAGCTTGGTCTTGTCCCACTCACTGTCCTCAGCGTCGTAAAGACGGATCGGAGGGTTGGGGTTGCCGTCCTTGTTGAACTCGGTCTTGCGAAGAACCAGAACCTTACGGTCGGGGTTTTCCTTGTCCTTGAGTCGGTCGGTCAGTTTGTGCTGCTTGAGAACCTTCACGCCGTCTTCATTCGGCTCGAACTCGAAGGTCCACTCTCGGGCGTCTCCGCCGTAATTAGGCCGGGGCTCACCCGTAACCTTTGCCCAGTAAATCTTACCAGAGATAAACACAGTTGCTTTGTTATTAGCGGGCAAAATCTTTCTTCCTTTTAGTTTTTTCTTAGACGTTTCTGTGAAATGGCCCCAGACCAAGGACTCGAACCCTGCTAGGCGGTTTTGGAGACCGCTGCATCGCCCCTTAATGCTTGTCTGGAACATTGCTTCCGCCGACTCGAACGGCTTTAGGTCTTCCTTACAGAAGCAAATAAAGTAAGGGGTTCGTTTTTTAACGGGACTGTGTATGTCTTTCCCAATCCCCTTACCTTGTCCTCATAGTATAGCAGAAATGGTGTAAATGTCAAGCACTTTCTTCGTCTTCGTCAGGTCCTTCCTCAAACTTTCTAATCTCACGCTTGCCAAGCTCAGTCAGAATGGGAATGCCGTCCCGATCAAAGCCGTAAGTCCAACGAAAAGCCTTACAGAACTCCTTGGTTTGAGTGTACTCACCGTCGAGAGGGTCCCACTGGTCAGTGAGAAAGCGGTACTCCTTAGGTGTCATCATTCAGGCTTCTCCTTTTCGTAAGCGTAGTCCCACTCTGCACACAAGTAGTTGATAGCCGCTGTCTGCATCGGGGTTTCAGGTTTCAAAGGCTCGTAAGGGTAAATGACACCACCTCTTGTAACACCATGAGTGTACTTAAGAAAATACCACGCCCTTCCGTCGTCGTTAAACTCCATTGTCCAGCCTTTTCAGTTCTTGGAAAAACTCTTCAAACTCTGTGTAGTCCCACTCCTCCATTGGCCAAGTCTTGCCGTTAGACAAAGTTTCTCGCCTCTTGATGATGGCAAGCTCAGCGTCACTCCACTCCGACATTTTTAAACTCCTCGCTGCCCTTCCTTGTAAGAAAAAAACTGTGAAGGTCCTGAAGACGGTCAGCTTCCTTAGAGGTCATAGGCAAGTCTGCTGCGTACCTCCAAACAAGTGTCTCGTACTCCTGTCTTAGTGAGTTTCTGCCCATGTCAACCCTTGCTTTGCTTCTCCGGTGAGAGGAACGTTGAGGTTAAGCTCTTCGCCAGCTTGTTGAATACTAAGTACACTGAGTCGAGCGTGCTCAGCGGCGTCGTCAGGTGCCACGTCGTACTGCCATTCGTCGTGAATGTCTCCAACCTTGAGGCTGTCCAGTCCTGCTCGCTTAATGTGCTTTGAAAGAAGGACGGCTCCAAGTGCCATGACTCGGGCACCTGAACCTTGAAGCTTGTAGTTAAGGGCTGCATGTGGACTTGGACAGATGACCCCTGCCCCGTCCACAAGCCAAACCCGTCCGGTTTCTTGCTCAGCTTGACACTCCGTAATTAGGTCCTGCACACCCAGCCGGTCCAGAAAGAGCTGCCTTATTCGGGCACCTTCCTTGTTACTGACCTTGAGGGTCTTGGCAACCTTAGGTCCTCCTGCACCATAAAGCGCTGCGTAAATAAGGGTTTTGGCATTAGGTCGAGTAATTCCAACCAAGTCCGCATTGAACTGGTGAGGATCACCATTTACGACCTGCTCTGTGAAGTCTGCCCGGTTAAGGAAATGAGCGAGCATTCGGAGTTCAAGACCTGCTGCGTCAGTTCCAACAAGAACTCTTCCATGTCGTGCAGTCCATAAATCTCGTGCCTCATATGTAAAGTACCCGTCTTCTCCTCGAAGAACCACTCCGTCTTTTGAGGTGCGAACTGCGGGAATGTTGGCCGTGTTTGGGGCCTGATGTCTGAACCTGAGGGTATCTGCAACGAATAGCTTACCGTGAATGCAAGAGTCGGCTTCATTCCAGTTCTCCAACCAAGTGTTAATCATGTTGGCCCTGCCGTTGACCGACATCCACTTGGTGATTAGTGCCACCTCAGGAATGCCAGACGCTTCGGCAAACGCAACAAGAGACTTTTCAGTTACCTTTGGCTGACCTTCTGGATGAGCCTTGGACTTTGGGGTTCGTTCTTCAGCCACCCACCCCAGTGCTTCTAGCTTTTCTGCTCGCTGCTTGGGGCTTCCGATGTTGAAGGGGACGTCTTCGAAGGCGGTGTAGGTTCGTCCGTCAGGGCTGACTTCGACTCGATAGCGTTCAAGGTCTCTTTGATAGATGACACGTTGCTGACCAGATCGAGTAAAACAATCTCCAGTGCGAACTTCTCGTCGCTCGGCTGGAAAGGCTCTTCGGATTTCATCTTGAAGCTCCTCTTCTCGTTTGCGTAGCTGTTGGTAAAGCAGCATGGCTCGCGGGCCGTCGAAGTGAAAGCCATTGATCTGCTGCCGATGAAGGATGGTTGTGATGTTGTGTTGGATGTAACAGGTACGTTCGCTGAAGCCCACCTTGTTGAGGACCTTGACGATGCGTCGGAACAGTTCGGCGGTTACTCGAACGTCCTGAGCACAGTACCTAATCATTTCGTCCGAAAGGTGGGTCCAGTCGTTGAACTCAAACTTCGGAAAGCCAATCCTGCCGCCCCACTCTCCGAGGCTGTGACCTCCCGGAATGGAAGGATGGTAAAGCATACAAAGGATCAGAGTGTCCACAACCTTAGACACGCTTAGCTTTGTCTTGGCCAGCTTGTTAAGCTGAGGTGCGTCAAATTTCACGATGTTATGGCCAACGTAGAAAGACCCTGCGGTTGCCGCAAAGAAGGCCCTAATTTCGTCGAGGGTTGTACACGTTCCGGTTTCTCCCGTCCATATATTCTCCCAGCACATAACCCAGACAACAGTTGCGTCAAGGTCGTCGGTCTCAATGTCGATGGCGTAGTAGTCTTGGGCCTGCGTTTCCCAGTCTAGGTACATTCAGTCTGTCCTTTTAGTCTTTAGAGTACATTTCGAACTCGTTACCGGCAGCGGAGCCCCCTTTCTCAAACACGTCAGAAAGCTCCTTAGACAGCTCTTCCAGCACGCCTGTGACTTCGTTGTACCAGAGGTAGCAGGCAGGGCCAGTTCGTCCGCAAAAGCGGTTCTTCTCGACGATTAGATGGGTTACATTACGACGCCACGGATCGGGGTCCGTCTTGTCACGATGCAGCTTAACAACAATGTTGGCGATCTGTTCGGGACCCGCAGACCCACGAATTTCACCAGCACGATTGACGTGAATGACAGCCCCAACCCAGACGTTGAGGTTCATACACAGCATCTTCAGCTTGGTGCTGATTTCATCGAGTTGCTTTCGCTCGTCTCCACTATGATCTGACACAACGATGCTGAGGTGATCCAGCACAATATAGCTACACCCGAGTGCGGCCATATGTCGAATCTTAGCGAGAACAGCGTCGACGTCGTTAGCACCAAAATGGTCCCAAATAACCACCCGACGATGGTTGATGACTTTGTCAAAGTACTCTTTCAACTCGGCCTCAGTACGATCCGTGTCGGGAAGATGGTAAGGCTTCTTAGCCTCAACAGACATCAAGCCCATAATCGTGTCGTAGTTTGGCTCTTCGAGGTGAAGAATGCCGACCCCTTCTCCGGCTTCAATCAGCTCAGGGTTCATCAAAAGACTGTGTTCGATGGCCTTCATTACGGAGGTCTTACCAACACCAGTCGCAGCCGTGAACAGCATAACCTCAGACTTGCGAAGCCCGTAAGTCATATGATTCAAACCGGCAAACGGAAGCGGAATGCTTTTCGGAACCTTGTGGTTGATGACCTCCTCCCAGAGGTCCTGACCGATCTTCAAACCGTCGGGCATGTAGGCAGGAGCGCGGAACCATTCGTCCACGTACTGCTTTTCCATGCCCTTCATCAAGTAGTCGTTTGCGTCCTTGGCGTCCTTCAGCTTGAGGATGTGGACCTTGCCGGGCTCAAACAGTTGGGCGATCTGATTAGCCGCCTTCTGTCCGGGCTCGTCATTGTCCATGCAAACAACGATCTTTTCGAAGCTGTTCAGATATTCAAAATTATCCGCACAGTTTTTCTTTGCTTCCGAAGCCGACTTAACAGAAACGCAAGGGTATCGCGAGCCAGTGAGCTGGAATCCGGCGAGGGCATCACACTCACCTTCCACAACGGTAATAGCTTTACCACCTGCCGGGAAGAGTTGCTGACCAAAGAGAGTTCCTGCTTGAACATCACCCTCCCAGTAAAAAGCCTTCTCACCTTTACGACGCACCTTGTTGGCGACGTGGGCTCCGTTCTCATCGAAATAAGGATAAACATGACCAGCAGGACTCTGTGGGTTGGTGTTGACCGTGACCTTGAACTTGTTGACAGCCCCAGCAGAAATGCCCCGGTCCTTGATGGCGATCTGTTCACCACCCGGAAGCGGGGTAAGTTGCCTGTCTGCTGCGTGTCGGACTTCGTGCTGGTCTGAAATAACTGTGGTTCCTTTGCCGTTGCCAGAATGAAAACCACAAACAAAACAATGCTCGTGGTCTTCGTAAACTGCGAGGCCGTCGGACGAACCGCACTCCCCGCACTTGGTATGTTTGATGAACTTACTCATTTAGAACATGTCGATCCACCGCTTGAGGTCAGGGACAGGAACCAGAGGGTCAACCACACGAAAGCCCACAAAGCCAGTACCGGAGTCTGCGATCGCCTGAAACACCTTGATCCGGTCGTCCTTGTTGAGAAGGTTGAGGGCTCGTGCTGCTTCGGTTGCAAAGACGTACCGGTTGAAGAAGTCTTCGTCTTCCGTTACGATGTAGTTCTCTTGTCCCTTGCGGAAGGCAGTGAACCGTCCTGCAAACTCGTAGTCGCCACACGGTTCCCAACCGTCGTCCAGAAGAGCCGACTGCCAGTCATGGTAGCCATTGACCAGAAAGACAGTGTCGTTGTCGGTGTCCTTCGGAGGTGGGTTGCAGATGTAACGAGAACCAGTGGGCTGGCTTCGGAAAACTACGTCTTCGAACTTAACATTTTCTGTCATACCAAACCTCGTTCTTTCAGAATGTCGTCCAACATGATGGGTCGAAAATTAGTACGCTCGACACAGGCACAGAAGTACCGTGGATCAGGCTTGCCTAGTGGCAGACCTACTTGATTGCTGTGCAAGTGACCATGAATATTTAGCTTCCATCGGGCCAGTGACTGTTCGTGGATCGGAATGTGGGACATAATAAATCCCTTCTTCACGATGTAACCACGAACGTCGTCAAACACTTCGGCGTACTGACGCATCTTAGTCGGCTCGTGATTACCGGGGACCAGAACCTTACGGCCCTTAAGACGCCCGACTGTCTCACGAATCTTCACCGCACTGAATGCAACGTCACCAAGAATGTAGACCCTGTCCTTGTCGTCAACCATTTCGTTGTACCACTGGATCATGTCTTCGGTCATCTGCCCAGCGTCGTCCCAAGGACGGACCTTTGTGCCGTCGAAATTGGTGAATTTACAGATGTTCTCATGGTAGAAGTGAGGATCAGAATAGACCCAAGTGGTTCCGCTCATACTATTATCCTACAGACTTTTCACAGATTTGTCAAGCCCTTTTAGGCCCGACCGCTGATCTTGGCATAGATCGACAAAACAATCAACCAGAGGATGAGGGCAATAGGAAAGCCGATGATGGCCCCCTGAACAGGACCCCGGGTGAGTGCCGGAATCGTCTCTTCGTGGCGGTGCAGGCTCACTTGGCTACCACCCGGTAAGCGACACAGAACTTGCCGTTCACCCAGCGCCGACCCACACTGTCGAGGTAAGCCTCGCTGACGGAGTCCATTCGGTTGACCCATTCGTTGGTCTTTTCGTCCAAGGTTTGCACCTTAAACGTCTTCGGAGTGTTCTTTGACATAGTAAGTTTCCTGTACTGTTCGTTGCGTTGGTTGACGTAAGCCTGAGTGGTGTCACTCATAGCTGTCCTCATTGTGGAACGGAAGCTTGTACTGGTCAGGGTGACTGTGCCACGAGCCGACCTCAAGGGTTTCAACGTCAGAGTCAACGTCAAGGTCCCCAAGCTCTTCGAACTTCTCTTCGTCACCACGAACAAAACCGTCCGTGTAAGCCGCCTCCATTGCAGCTTCAAGACAGGTAGAACAAGGCTCGAATGCCCCGGTGCCGGGAAGCTTGCCGCCTTCCTTGTTCCAAACTACTTCGGTCTCAGACAGACCACGGTCGCAGACATGACAGTTCAACTGAACCATTCCTTTCAATTTAATTGACTTAGGGAGGGGGTTTACCGGCCTAAGCTCTTAACCTTATTATACCACAGATTACGAATCTGTCAAGCTTTAAATTACGTCATTGAGGTCGTCGTCCGTCAGGGCCCAAGGAAGGTCCTTGAAAACCTGACGCTGAAGACGGGCAATGAGAAGGTACTCACGGAGGTGTCCGCTGCGACGAAGAAAGAAGAAGTCGCCAAGGGCTTCCATCTCGTCATCGTAAGCCAGATGGACGTCCCACTTGTCGTCAATCTCAAGCTGGTCACGAATTGCTTTGTCACCAACACGAGAAAGAAGAACGAACTTCTTGACGAGATTGTTCTCAAGAATGACCTGAGTTGCCATCTGACTTACCTTAGCTTAGAGAAAGCGCTGAAAAGCTTCGACGTACTTCTCAGCCGTCCGCTCTTCAAGGCCACATGCCGTGTTGATTTCGAGGACGTAAGCCTGCTGTTCACGCTCGTTCCACATGACGTCCACACCACCGAAGTCGAGGTTCAAGGCTGCTGCTGCGTCAACTGCCTGCTGGATCACGTCGGCCGGAACGTCCTCGACTTGGACTTCAACAAACGCGAAACCGCCAGCAAGGTTGCGAACCTGCCAGTTAGGGTTTTCGTTGTCGAGCTTGCGGGCCTTACGCTGTACGAAGAAGGCACCCCCATTGAGAACATGAACACGGAACTCGTCCTTCTTCTTGACGTACTGAGTGTAAAGCGGTGCGTCGACCACCTCGTCCGGCGTGTTGGCCATAACGATGCCCGCACCACTGTGGCCGTTCAGCTTGGTGCGACAGACCACGACCGTGCCCCAGCCTACCGCAACAGCCCGCTCCTGACTAAACTCTGGTACTCGGACACCGGCTTCCTGAAGCGCATTGAACGAAGTGAGCTTGCACGACGCTGCCTTAACGGCTTCAGGGGCGTTGAGCCGGGTGGCGGCCGGAAAAACAGGACAACCAGAAGCACCCCAGTTAATAACCAAGTCACCAGCTCGGGGGTTGTACTTACTTCCGACATGCTTGAGGACCTTTCCGCCCATTGCTTCGGCCAGCTTCTTCGCACTGGCACTGCCCTGATTGTAAGGATAAACGCGGACCACGGGACCACGTGCAACCTTGTTCTGCTTCTTAATCATCGTACTTCACTCCAAACTTGTGTGTTCTATCAGTCTTCTTCGTCGAGGTCGTCACGAAGCGGGACAAGAGCTTCGAAGTCGACAGGACGGGCGTGCTGGGGTTCGTCCCATGCCTGAAGAAGACGGGCGCGTTCCTGTGCTGCCTGCATCATGCGTTCTTCCGCGTTCCGTACGTTAGCCGCTGCCTCAGCAAAACCGTCACCGAGGCGTACGTTCACCATTCCTTCCGGGTTGAAAAGAACACGTCCCGGAGCCTGACGAACACGGTTGACACGCGCTGCCGGACGGCCTCGCTGCGCCGCAAGAAGTGCTGGATCGACATCGAGAGCCGGTTCTTCATCACCAGCGAACGAGGCCCAAAAGTCGCGACCCCTAAGACGCACCTGATCGAACTCGGTCCCGATGCGGTAACAGAGCATCTGCACCATGCGAAGACCTTCGTAAATCGAACCGCTGATGAGGTCGTCATTCAGGTTTGCCGTCAGAGCGTCGTAAGACTTGCGGCTGAACACTTCACGAAGAAAGCCCTTCGGCGTCTTGACCGAAATGTCTTCGATCAGGGTGGCCGGGTTCTTCATCGTGTAACAAGCGTACTGACAGAACTCGTTCAGAATGTCGAGCCAAGCCAGAATGTCGGTCTTGTTGTCAAGCCCACGCATTGCACGGAACTCGACGGTGCCGAACTTGTTGATCGACGCCATGTTAAGCGAACAGTACCGCTGGTCCTCACGAAGAGTGCCGAACGACTGATGCTTGAACACTGCTTCCATCACCCAGTTGACCTGCTCTTCGGCGTGACGACTCGAAAGACAGAACAGGTTGCCCTTGCGGTCTTCACCACAGTAAGCGTCCAGAATGTCCTCAAGGATCGTGAACAGAATGAACAGATTGACGAGCTGGTACGCGCTCTTGTCGCCCATGTTGAAGTGGACGTGGAACGAAGTGCGATTCGAACACACGAGCTTGGCCTTGCGACCTTCGAAGTAGGTGAACAGCTTTTCGACACGGTCCACGCACTTTTCGTACTTGACAGGCCCGTTGAAGACCCACTCACAGCACGAGCCATGATGAGCACGAAGAGACCCGTCGTTGTGCGGAGCCCAGTCCTTCATCAGCTCAACACCTGCCTCCGACCCGTCGAAGTCCACGTTGCGACCTTCGCACTCCAACTCAAGGCCGAACACGTCTCCCTGCTTTGCACCACGACCCATACGAGTGACTGCCGGAACAGGGCTATTCAGAAAGTCTTGCAGCTTGGTCACTTCGTGTTACTCCTTAGATATTCTTCTAGAGCTTTTTCAGCCGTCTCTCTGGCCGTTTCTGCCCTAATTTCGTCCATACAGTTGTTGCCTCTGCTGGAAAGAATTTCCCAGACAGCAGCTTTTCTGTACTCGGCCATCAGTTGCTTTAAGCGAGAGGAATCCGACATTCTTCTGCCTCCTGCTTCAGAAAGTGGAACTTCGGGGGAAGTCGTAGCGCCTTGTCGTCCTTGAGAGCGATGCCGCACTTGACACCCTTGTGCATCAGAAGCAGTGCTTCCAAGTCGTGGTCGATTGCCAGAGCAAAGGTCCGCGAAATGGCCACCGAACTGTGTTCCGCGTCACCAAGAAGCTCGCCCACGTCAGCAAACGTCGGGTACTTGCCGTTCACCATGTCGACGAAGCCCTGAGAAGCGATAACCGACGCAAAGGAAACGTCGTCGTCCCGGTTGCCACGAATGTTCGTCAGCTTAAGCGTCTTGGAGTTGAGCCCCTGCTGATTTTGACGGACCGGGCTGCGGCTGGCGTAAAGAGCCTTGCCCTTGAAGTTAAGGTAGCCCATCTTGAACGGCGCAAGGTCGAAGTTGCGAGACGAAAGGTACTTACGCACTTCCTTCTGCTCCGGGCCGCCAAAACCACGAGTCTGGTAAGGCAGTTCGACGAAGAAGACGCGAGCCACTTCCTTCTTGTCTTCGGCTCCGTCAATTTCCTTGACACGAGTGATGTAAACGGGCTTGCCGTCGTACATGACCACCGTGTTGGCGAGACGGAAGTTGACCTCTTCCAGCGTCTCGTACTTGTCACCCTTGAGGCTCATGGGTACGCTTCCTTGTGCTTAGAGTTCGCGGGCTGCGAGGTAGGCTTCACGGCCACCGCACTTGGCGAGGTAGTCCTTCAGATAGTACTCAGCCGAGTAGGTGTCGGACTGGTTGATGATCTGCTGAAGAACGTCTTCGCCGACGATGTTGAGTGCCCGCTTGCCAGCCATCAGGTCCTGCACGGCCTTGACGGTCTGATTGAAGACGAACTTCATCCGCTTTTCGTTGAGCAACCACGCATTCGAAAGGACGCGGTACTCGACACCGTACGACTTCGGGCGGAAGGCTCCGGCCTTGCCGTACATGCCGCGGCGCTTCGTGTCCTTGTCGAACATCAGGCTGGGCAGGCCGAGGTAAGCGTCGAGCTGCTTGACCAGAGTGGCACACCGAATCATGTGGTCGTCGGACGTGGGGTCAGCACCCTGACAGAAGCCGATGTGAACGTGACCGCTGGCCGTACGCATCGTGGTCTGATTGTCCGGTCGCGGGTTGGCACCGAGGGTGTAAGCGTTGAAGTCGGGCTCGCAGCCCAGCTCCTTGGCTTCGTCCGGCTGAGCACGGAAGTGATTGCCGTTGAACCGCGCCGAAGGAACGATAGCGAAGTTGTAGTCCGGAACCATGTCCTGCATCTGCTTCATGACCGTGGTGATGTTGGTCACAAAGTCGTCGGCGTTGTCCACGGCGTCGATGTTGAACTCAAGTGCCATGCCGTCGACCTGAACCGCGCCCTTGTCGACCTTGTGCGGGTTCGCCTTGGTGCCGGGAATCAGGCCGTGTGCGCTGCGGAACTGGCCTTCCTTGTTGGTGACGAACAGTTCAGGGTCGGCACCGATGGTGATCTGAAGAGTCATGTTGAAGTTATTCCTTGCTAACAGAAAAATGCGGTTTTAATGGATGGAAACAGCAGCCTTGGGCTCTTCATGAGCCGGATGGGAGCCGTCGAGGCACTTCTTGCAGACCGGACGACCCGGAGCCAACCACGCAAACCTGTCGTTCACGCCGATGTGTTCCAGTTCGCACCAGCTACAACCCGCGTCGAGGTCGTCACGAAGCTGATTCAGGGTCAGAGCCTTGCCCTGATACCCTTTGTAAGTCTTCCGTGCGTCGTCGATCGAAACAACCTTGTTACCCGTACCGTCGGGCAGGGCCAGCGTCGATCCAGTTTCGCTCTTCGGGGGTTGCTTCTCGCCAGAATCGCTTGTCGGGGTCCCAGATGGCGAAGTCGAAGTCAGCGGGGGAGTTCCTTTCTCCACCCACATTCGGCGGGTCGAGTCGTAAACCTTCCCCTCCAGCGTCCGGTTGCCGTACGACCCCGTTATCGGATGTGTGCTGCTCTGGCTGCTTGTTTGAGTCGTCGACGTTCCTTGCGGGTGAGGGTTCGTCGTGTTGTTGGGTCCACCCCGTCCACCAGTCGGTTGAAAAAAACCAGCGGTCTGCTTGCCGACCACGCCTCCTTCACGCTCGATGGTCAGCTCTTCGTTGTACTTGGTCGGAGCCGGAATCTTGTAAAGCGTGTCTTCCGTGAAGGCGTAAACCTTGTCTTCGTGGAGCTTCAGATCGGACCGGCTGGTCGCAACCTTAATCATCCAGATTTCCGAAGCCCAGAACAGGGTCTTCTTGTCGTCCGACCACGCATAGAACAGGGTGCGTTCCTTGTTACGAACGATCCGCAGTTCTTCGGCGATGTGGTCGTAGTACGTGAGAGCCCACGCACCTTCGGCCTTGGCGATGGCAGCCTTGACGCCGTTGATGGCGATTTCGTTGTACAAGGCTTCAGAGTCCGTCCCGAAACGATTGTGGTCGGTCAGGGCATGCTTGTTCTTGAGGGTGCCGTTGTGAGCGCCAACCACCAAGCAACCCCCGTCCTCGTCGTCGATGGCGAAAGGATGAGCGTTGGTCTTGATGTTCTTGCCGATGGTGCCTGCACGGTTGTGGCCGATCCAGACGAAGTCGTTCAGCTTGAGATGTTCTGCCAGCTTGGGACCTTCGGTGAACTCGTAACCCGGAACCGTCTGCTTGAGGATGGCAGTGTCCGCATTGTGACGGATGGCAGCGACGCCGGTCGAGTCACGACCCCGAAACGTGTCGAGGTAAAGCATGGTGGCGAGGCAGTCCTTGTGCTTCTGAAGCATGTTGGACGACATGATGCCGACGAGACCGCACATGTTACTTAATCTCCTTCTTCTGGACAGTCACCACTTCCCGTGAGACCAGTTCGAAAAGACGACGCCCTGCGTAAAGACCGCTTTCGGCGTTAGCGAGGACTTCCTTCTCGGTCTTCTTTTCCGTAAAACCGTACGGAGTTTCGTAAGTAAATTTACGCATGTTCTTCGCCCTTTCGATTAGCAGGCAGGAATGACGTAGCTGTCGACCAAGTCGAGGAAAAAGTCTCGACACTCGCCGAAGGAAAACTCCGGATGAGGCTGGAAGCAGAGCGACCGAGTGGACTGATACCAGCACGCTTCCACGTCGGCATTTTCTTCCGGCTGTTCGAGGCGAATTTCCTCACTGGCCGACTTCTTCACCGTGGCGAGGGTGGCAACGGCGAGAACTTCCGCGTCATCCGCCGGTCGCATCATCTGGTGATGGGTGGAAGTCATGTTGTGACGAACAGTGCCGTCGCGAAGGTCGACCACCGAATGGCCTCCGGTACGAGCGTGGTTGTTGACGTCCTGCCACAGCCTGCCGCCGTTCATCACGGTCAGAAACTGCGACCCACGACAGATGCCGACCATGGGCTTCTTGGACGCCACCGCGTCGATGTAAACCTGCTGTTCGACTTCGTCCCGCGCCGTGTTGAAGAACGTTTCCGCAAGGGCCTTTTCGCCGTACAGGGCAGGGTCAACGTCCGCACCGCCGGTGAAACAGATGATGTCAGCGTCTGCGACCGAAGTTGCACCCTTGAAGCCAGCGTCGAAGAACATCTTGATGTACTGGAACCCCCCGCCAACGACGAGAACACGCAGGTCCATGACTTCACGGGCCATTGCGGCTTCGTTGGCTTTCTTGACTTGTTCTTCGGTAAGCATTTGTTCGTTTTCCTTGTTGTTAACTAAAGAGGTTGAGAAGCACATGAGCGGCAAAATTACCTAAAAGAAGGTAAAAAAGCACTTGACTTTTACAAATCGACCTCAAGAAAGACAGTGTCTTTGTTCGGCTTCGGCGCAGCACGTTTGCGAGCCGGTTTCTTTGCGACTTCAGCCACGGGAAACACGGCCTCGGCGTCGTCAATGCCAAGCTCCTTCTGCCATGCGAGGGCTGCCGCGACCATTTCTTCGGCCGTTGCGCCGTTGCCGGTGATTTCACCGCCCCAGCCGTCCGACTTCTTGAAGGGCTTGCAGAACTTGGTGGCCTTGTCCCGAGCCTTCACTAGAAAGGCAGGCGGCAGGTCGTTCTTGGGCTTGGTCGACTTGAACACCGTGGCGGTGTCCGTGGCTTCGCGGTTGACTTCACAGTTGACAAGCCCCGCAATGTCGTACTCAGCGTTGTGCCAGCCGAACACCGAAACGTGACCGTTGACGTCCTTGGCACTGAACACTGCACCCTTGTACGTGGTAATGTACGTACAGATAAGAACGGCGAGAAGAGGCTTGACACCGCCTTTCGTGAGGGTCAGCCACGCGTCGAGGGCCTGCTCACCTTCGGTCGTGTACCGCAACACCTTGCACATCCACATGACTTCGGCTTCGGTTGCGCCGTCCGGGCCGCAGAGGATGATGGCACCGTGATTGGTGAGGGAGTCGGGGTCGTCACGATTGACCACGTACTTGCCGAACGGGCAGTCGTCCGAAGCCATCCACAGAATGATCGCGTCGGTCGCTTCCGCCGAAGCCTTGGACATGGCGTGCTTGTGACAGGTGAGAACGAGAAAGTTTTCCGCGTTCTTTCTGTAGTCCGCAGGAGTTGCCCAGCCGTAACCTGCGTGGGGGTCCTTGCAGAAGTTCCGGAATCCTGCGGAAACCCAAGCATGGCAAGCGGAATGTGCCTGACCGAACTTTTCGCCCTTGAGGTTCATCATGGCCCCCATACAGCGTCCGCCGTCCCAAGCCTTGGTCGTGGACGCCAGAAGCGCCTTGGCCTTGTCAACCACTTCCTTGGTTACAAACTGTTCCATGTTCACTTCACCTTGCTGAATTGTGCCTACCGGATTTGACCAGTCCGCTTGTAATGACGAAAGTCGTCCTTGACCTGACGAGGTGTCTGGCCGTAAGACGTCATGAAAAAGTCCTCCAAGGTCAGCGTGCTGCGTGACTTACGGAGGACGGACGCACATTTGGAAGCCACTCTTCACCACCCTTTCATCGGTTGGTCCATGTAAACATTGACCTGCCTGCGAATTTCGTTGTGATGCGGTCGACCATTTTCGTAGCCAGCGTTCCACGTCAGACGACCGAACCAGCGCCACCCTTTCCGGACGCATTTGGAGCCCCTGTGGAAGGCGTTGTGGTCGAAGTGGACCAACTGGTTGCTGGGAGCCGAAACGAGGCTGAGAGCCCCTTCTTCGACGTCCTGATTGACCAAGTCGTTCCAGACTTCGTAAACGTTAGGGCCGAACAGTGGAACCTCGGGGTAGGACTGCTTGCCGACCGCAAATTGGGTGGGCGAAATGTCTCCGTTGACCAACGCAAGGACCATTGTCGCCGTGTTGGCGGGGTCTTCGTAGTTGGGCTGACCGTCCGACCGGGACCGAGGGACGTCGTCGTGGTGCCATCCCGGAATGCAAGGCCACCAGCCCGGCATCAGCATGTGAACCCGACTGTCGAAACAGGCATTGACCTGCATCCGTTCGTTGCCGAAAACCGCTTCCAGAAAAGCCTTGGTGATCGGTCCACCGTTCTCGTGGGCGAAGGCCGGAGTTGCGGAGAAGAACATGGGCTCGTCCTTCACCGTCTTTTCGTCGAACTCGGGAAGCTTTTCACCGAGAAAGACCTTGCTGTCAAATTCAAACATCTTCATGGTTAAAAGCCTTGCTAAAAGGTCGGAGTCCACTGGGACGGAGTTGCACCGCCACGTTTGAGTCTGCACTGACGCTTGCTGTGTCTTTTTATGTACCAAACCTGCCACCTGCCGTTTAAACGCGCCCGGTTAGCAAAGGAAGACCGTCAGGTTATTCGAAACGCCAAGCTGTTGCCAGAGGAAAGAAGGGCAGTCAAACACAGGAGATCAGGCTGACCAAAATGAACCACGTTCATGATGCGCCTTAGGCCGTGCCGGGACCACTGTTGGGCTAACGTACTTGCAAGTCAGCCAGCTATGCAGCCAGCCTACGTTTGCTTACTTCGTGGACGTAATATTCCAGCCCTGCTGAATGGCTGCCCACCGTTCCTCTGAATTTTTTACTTGACTTTTTTGACTTTTATGTTATAATACTATTAAGTGTTGCAGGCCAGTAAACCCCTCCCTCAGTAGCGTTTATTACTGATCCACTTACCTGCTATGATAGCTAGGGGGATCGAGGCAACCGCCCAGATCACAATGTAGAGAAAGATTTTCATTTTCCTTACTCCTCATTGATGTTTAAACTCATTGAAGTTCGTCGCCCATAATTCTCGTTTGAAAGCGGGGGCACCTCGGTAGGTCCAGACAGGCTTACGACTACGGGGTGTCTTAAAACCGTCCAGATAACGCCATTTGTGTGTCATACAGAGACGATAGTCGAAAAACACATCGCCTGTGTCAAATCCGCTTGAATTGAAGTCGAACACCAACGGTCCAGCAGGAATTGCTTCCGCTAGGTCTGCACAAAGACGTACGACCGGCTCGCTTTTGTGGTTACGCCTGTGGTCCGTCCTGAACTCGTATTCGTTAGCCAACTCAAGGCCATGCTCCACCAACCAGAAGAAGTTGGAACGACTGCGGGCTGCCCACTTGGAGCAAGGGTGAGCAGTGTGAGTCGAACGGTAGATATTTTCGTTGTCAACACCCATGAGCCGAAGCGAAGTGGACAGTAGCTGGCAAGTTTCGACCAGCATCTTATTACACCGGACGTCATCCAAGGCTTGGGCACACTCACGAGGACAGGGTGAGGTTAAAAATATATTCACTTGACTTCCTTACCATTTTAATGTATAATAATAGGGAAAGGATTCGACAAGATGACTATGGAATACAAGACCAGCCTCGCTAAACGAGAGGCGCAGAAGAAGTACCGTGAAGCTAACCGCGACTACTATGTCGAGTACGCTAAAAGGTACAACCCCCGTTACTGCGACATGAATCGCGAGCAACGCAAAGAGTACGCCAAAGCCTACCACCTGAAGAAAGTAAACACCTTTGAAGGACGCACCCTGAAGATTTTCCAAGGAGCAAAAGGCAGGGCTACCAAAGCTGGAATTGAATTTACGATCGCTTACGAGGACATTGATTGGGTTAATGTCTGTCCTCTTCTTGAGATTCCTATCGTCTACGACTACGCTGGCGCATTGCAGTGGGACTCACCGTCGCTGGACCGTGTAGACAGTACGAAAGGTTATGTCAAGGGGAATGTTCGAGTGGTTTCACGCCGAGCTAACACCCTCAAAAACTGCGGGACAGTTGACGAGATTGAAATGCTTGGCCGAAACATTCGGGGATATGCGTCCTAAAACTCGGCGATTACACCCCCGTTGACGTCGTTTGTCATCGCAAGGGTCAGCCAAGCAATGTGCTTTGCTTGTACTTCGTCTCTGGACCTGCTGTACTTGTCCGAAGACTGTTTAGCCAGTTGGACCCAACCGAAAAGAGTGCGTTTTTCGAGGACAGTAACCACGTCCCAAGTGGACTGCGACACGGAAATGTCCCTCATGCGGTACTTGGGGCGCGGCATGATGCTACACCCCGAACCGAAGCGTGAGGCGACCCGGCAGACGTGC